ACACAATGGGTGATTGTGCTAATGAACAACTTGCTGGATATTGTAAGATTTCGATTGCCATAATAAATCTTTTCTATTTTAACCGATTTGTTTTTAAAAGTATTTGATGGTTTAACTTATCTTAAATCCAGCTTTATTAAACAAATCATCTAGCTTTTTTACTTCACCATCAACTTTTTTCTCAGTTTCGGTTTCCATAAACTCATCTAACAATTGTGTAAACCTTCTATCTTCAGCTGCAATCTCAGCAAAAGGTCTTTCAATCATTCTTCTCGTACCATAGTGTACCCATCTACCATACTCAGCTCCATCAGGAGCAATTTGTACTACGATTTGGTATCCATCACCCACTTTAGATGCAATCTTATCAATTGCGTTTTGTGGTGAAGAAATAAATTTAGTTAGTAAGTTACCAGTAGAGAATGCTCTTGAACCTTGTCCGTTTGGATTCTCAGGCAAAGGAGATTTAGGTGCTCTTTTGTATTTAGAATAAGGCAAACCAGGATAGATAGCTTCTGCAGCTAATTTTCTATATCCTTTAGCTAAATCCTTTAATTCTTTCATTAACAACTAAAATCTAAATCTGAATCAGTAAGTAATGTATATGTACATCTATTTCTGAAACCAAATGCTACTAAGTCAAATGTAGCCACATGCCCAGCTAATCCGTTATCAAAATTATCTCTAAATGGTGTTACACTAATGTTAGCTGGTATATCAAATGATTCTACTGAAAATTGTGTGTATGTAGTTAAATCATTAACAATTGCTAATGTATTAGCAAGAATATCAACCAAATCATCAGTGCCGTAATAAGGAATAGATTGTTCGTTTGTTTTGGGGTTAGATTCATTAGATTTTAATTTTACTTTATCCGCAATTGTAAGTTGACAAGAATGGATAATAGTTTTTTCTGTTAATACAGTATTTGTAATTAAAATGTTACCTAAAGGGTACGCAGGAAACTCCCTGTTATCGATAGAGAACACATCTCCCTGCGAAACATAGTTGAGTGAGGGATGGTTCTTCATAATCGCTTTAAAATAATCTAAAACATTATAATAAAGAGAATAATTCCTATCTTGATTTTGTACTACATTTGCCATATTCTATAATTGTAATCCGCTAAAGTATTGATTTGATTGGTCTGGGTAAATCATTGTTGTATCACCCGTAGTTTCTAAGAATTCAGGAATATTAGATGAATTAGCTATTAGATAATCTTGCAATCTCGTAGCATACCATTCGGCATTATCTTGCGCTTTTTGAGTTAAGTAATCTATCTCAATTTTAGATACTGCTTCACTTTGTTCACTCTTATGTTTAACTGCACCTTCAGATTTGAACGATGTTCCACTAAATGGAATGTATTCAACACAGCTATACCAAATTACGCAAGGTTTTACATAATCTTGCATAAGAGTTTGATAATAACCCGTAAATGGAGTTTGAGATTCTATATCATTTTGTAATTTGTTGTATAGTACTGTACCTAATAGGTTTTCCAAATACTTAGTTTGTGCCGTTTTAATAAAAGGTAATAGTTTATCAGCATCAATTGCTCCTTGTAAAGGAGTTGTTTTGATGATATCGTTTCTGCTTATAAATAATCCAAAAGCCATAGTTAAAATATTTTATCGTTAGTGATTTCTTCTATATCTCCTACTTCTCTGCTAGTATCTTCCATTTCTTCAGGACTTTCCATTTGTTTGTTGATATCTTCTTCAACTTCTTCAATAGTTTGGTCAGTTTCTTCTGCCGTTGTAGAAAGAATAGCAAGAGGTGTAAGTTGTTCAAAGTATAACTCTGTATCTTTAGTATATCCACCCCAAGTTAATGCATCAGATAAACTTTCGATGATTAATTGTTGGAATGGTTGTATTGTCATAGTTTGCATAATAGAATATGCTGTTTTCATTTCTTCACTCTGAGAGGAGAAACCATTCTGAGCGGTTCTAATACCAAATAGAAGTGGAGAAGTAATCCTATGCGCTACAAGAATTCTATCCTGAGCGTATTCAGCTACATATTGGTACTTATCATGCAAATTCTCAGTAGTGATTGTATCAATTGTAGGTTTCACCGCCGGGTCATCATTAAATGAAACCATAAATCTACCAGCATTACGAGTACCTGTAAACTTAGATTCAATCATCGCTTCAATAGTATCTCTTTCCTCTGGTGCGGGAACTCCGTTGTTCATATTAACCATCACCAGCGGCAAAAACCCATTCTCAATATTATTAATGTGTAAGTTACTTAATTCTGCTTCAGAGAATGAGAATTGTAAAGCTGAAATCCAATCAGGTAAAGAGTAATAAAAACGAGATGGTGTATAATCTTTAATATAAAGAATCTCTATGTTTTCTTGCGATGTTCCAAACGCAGGTAATTTTGTTTTTTCTCTTTGTGCTTTTACATCACTCCAATCATAGCAATAGTAGTAGTTTTGTACAGCAGTTGCATCATAAATCTTTTCAGCTCTTAGATTTTGTACTGGAGTATGGAATAGTTTTTTAATCTTAGTATGGTCAGCGTTCCAAAATACTTGGAATGCAGCATTACCATATAACTTTAAATCAAATGCTACTTTTTTGATATCTTTTTGCGATACCATTCTTTGGAATATCTCATCAAATTCTTCGTTATCAGAATATAATCCTTTTCCATATATTAAATCCGCTACTCCCTCTACACAAGCTGCATTTGTAGTTGAGGTTTGATATGCATCAGTAATAATAGGAAAATAATCATCTTGTCCGATGATACCCACAGGCACCCATTGATATCTTGTTTTTACATCCTCTACAATATCGGGTATATCCTGTCTAGTTAAACTTACAAATTTTAAATTATCTTTCATTATGCTAAAATTATATATTCATTTACGGTATCATTACTAATAAAACTACCGCTTGTGTTTTGGTTTTTATATACTGGCTTATTGATAGACTGAGATGCGTAACATTGTATAGTACCATCCCATAATGTGTTATCACAGCCATCTTTAATATACGCTCTAAACTCATCACCAACCGATGCGGTAAGAGATGCAGTAAATTGTAAGATTTGTTGCTCAGCATTAAATGTATAATCTGATAAAGATACAGAGGATGTTAATAAAGTTAACATATCCTCAGTATATAATGTCAAATCTGATGAACCCGTTTGTGATGTTCTAAATGTAAACACATTCGAGCCTGAAATATAGTACGATTGCATATATTGTGTATTTAAGTTGTCTTTAACTATTTAACAACTCTCCATACATAAGTATTAGATGTCTGCGTTTCCAAAATAGGGCATAAAAAAAGGCTCTCACTAAGAGAGCCTTTAATTTAGTTATATATTTATGAAATATATCTTAGTTTCCTGTTCCAGATACAATTGTTGGTAAACCATCTCCAGTAAATGCTGCAAATGGGTTAGCCTCAGTTGAACCTGATAAGAAAGCTGCAGGAAGTTTCTCTTCACCAGTTAAAGTTACTGAGTATCCAAATAAATCACCTAAACCAGCACCAGTTTGAATAGTACCAGCAGTCACATCCGCTCCGTTTGTTCACCTACTAAAAGAGATTCACCATTTTTGGTGTGAACAACGATTTGAGGTCTACCATAAGCCATAAGCTTTAATTGAGTAGTCATTTCGTTAGTCAATCTCTTTAAGTTAAGTACAGTTTCTTGAGAGAAGAAAGTTGTTCCATTCTCTCTTGAAGTGTTAACAGTTTCAGTATAAGCAGAAGTACCTTTAAGTTCATATTTGTACACAGTAGAACCTGATGGAAGTCCAGTAACCTCCAATTCAGCGTTTTTATCGAAAGATGCAGAAGTATAGTTTAGAAAGTAAACAGCTTGCAAGCCGCCAATACTATCTTTACAAACTTCGTTTCTTCCAGCTGTCAAATTACAAGTAGCCATAGTGTTATTATTTTTTATTATTAGTTAAACTTAAAACTTTGGATGGTTGGGGAGGTTACCCTCCCCTTAATCCGTTATATATTCACTTCTCCTTATGCAGGGATGTGGATTGCGATATCTGAGTTGATACCCGTTTGAGTACCAGCCGTATATCTCATGATGATTCTATAATTTTGTGAACCATCTAGGTCAGCCATGTCTAACACTCTCACTTCATTGTAGTCAGAAAGTAAACCTGTGCCGAAGAATAGGTTAGATTTCTGAGCTGCAACCATATATGAGTTAGTCATACCTGGACAGTGCATTAATGGAATACCATTGTAATCTAGTGGTTTAGCACCAACAGTTACTTGGTTGTTCCATCCGTTTGCGTAGTTAGCACCTAAAGCTTGTTGGTAAGCTTTAACAACATTAGTAGGTACATAGATTACTAAATCTTCTTTTCCGTACACTGTGTTAGGAATAGCAGTTTCTAATGCTTCTAATTTAGCGATTACATTCGTTGAAGTGATTGAACCACTTGCTGAAGATTGAATTGCATCTCCAGCACCACCAGCAGCTGCAGAAGCAGAGATGATAGTTTGGAATCCACCGAATTCACCATTTGTAGCGCTGTTACCTTGCCAGATTGAAGTTTCAGTTGCTTCAGCAACTTTACCACCAACATACGATACTAAGAAGTCGTTGAATGATGCAGGGATTTCATCAAATGCAGAGTACCCTAATTGTAGCGCCTCCCATGATGATACGAACTCTGATTTACAAAGTTCCAGGTTAACTTGAAGCTCTTTTGGCTCCAAAATTCTTTCTGATAATGCAACACTACCAGAGTTTGTGAAATCACAAGAAGCATCGTGTACGATACCACTAACATCTAACTTTTGTACAACTGATTTGTACTTTACGTTAGGCATGATAGATACAGCCTCTTGGTCCAAAGTTTTAGCACTCAATAACGCAGCTGCGATGTATTTCCCAGCCGCTTCACCAGCGTAAGTCGAGGTGATTGAAGGCAATACGAAATTTTGTCTTTGTCTCATTTTAATTAAATTTAATTTAGTTATAAAGTTTTTGTAAGAACGCAGCTTGCGGTGATGCTGTTCTTGTTCTAGTGTTTGTAATCGGCCTCATTGTTTTAGGAGCTCCGTTCAAAGGTGCAGCGGTCATTTCAACTTCTTCTTTTTCTTCTTCAGTTTCCATTTCCTCTTTCTCTTCTTCGTGCTCTTTCATTTCAGCGATTTTCTTTTCCAATTCATCGATTCTGTAAGCCATTTCTTCTACTTTCTTCGATACCTCTTCTAAGTTAACCACATCAACATCAGCTTCTTCTTTTATCTCCTCAGCGTCAGAAAGTTCAGTTTCAGGCAATGCTTCAACCTCTTCAGTTTCTTCCTCTAATTCAATGTTTTCTCTTTCAGTAATTTTGCCATCCGTTACGAAGATTTTGAAACGAGTTTCAACGTCCTCAGTATCTCTCAATCTAAGTTCGTGTTCTCCGTCCGGTGCTGGCGTTTTACTTCCATCCTCACCAACAACGAATACTTCTTCACCTACATCAAAAGTGGCTGACTCAAGTACTGTACCATCCGCTAATTCAGCGAATGCTAATTCAACACTCTTCTTATCTTCTGCAGAAAGTAGAGTGATAATCTTGTTTAGTACATTTTTTGAGTTCATAATAATATTGATTATTTAGTTATTTAACAATTAAGTTTTGATTTGTTTAATTTTTAAGCCCAAGGGCTTCCCACTATCATAGATGATGGTGGAGTAAACGAACCTGTATAGTTTTTATTTGTACCATTATAGATTCGTAAATCTTGTATATATGCTGGTAAATCAATCCATGGATTGCCCAATTGGTCATCTCCAACATGTCCTAATACTTGCAATGGATTCAGAGATTGTTTAATATCTGCATTTAATTCTCCATAAGCAACCATTTCTCCATTAATAAATTGCCTTACTTTACAAGGTTCACTATCTAATCCATTATCCCAAGGTGCTTCAATAGATACCGCAAAGTGATTCCATTGTAATTGCTCTAAATTTCTAGAACCAGAAATAGATGGATTAAAAATTTGTTCAACATCGGTTTCCTTATCAACCACAAACCTTGATGAACCACTTACCAAATCAATTTCAGCACCAGGATTAACATCACCATTCCAGTTAGCCGAATACCAATAAGTTGAGATACCACCCGGAGGAACATCGGTAGCCATATAAGCTAAATCTTTATATGATTGCGATACAGCTGATGCATCTTCTAATGCTACCCATGCTTCAATTACTGCTCCTACCGATGAACGGCCCGTTGTACCAGCAATTACTGAACCAGATTGTAATGAACCCGTAGTAAGGTTTAACCCTTCTTTGGGAGTACCCCCATTTGGAAATAAAGCCGAAATAGAACCGGTAAGATATAAAGAAGATGGATATCCGCTATTTGTAAATTTATTAACTTCGCTAGATGAACTAATGATACCACTACCAGTTAAAGAACCTGAAATATTGGTATAATCACCTCTAATGTATCCACTAATATCTTGCCAAGGTACATCTACACCGAATTGTGGCTCATAATCTCTCTCAAACACTGTACCTGCAATAGCTAATACTAAATAATTAGCAAATTCATCAGTACGAGGAAATGGTTGAAAACCTTCCACATCTCTGTTTTGTTTTTGAGAACCTATAAAGTTGTAATTCAGATTAAACATACTTTTACTTTAATGCAATGATACTAGCAGCAGTTGATGATGCACTTACAGCAGCAACTAAGCCAGGTACAAATCCTGATGCTGATACAAATGTAAGTACTGAGTTATCAACAGTCTTTACTGTCAAATTTCCTAACTGACCTACATATAATCCACCAGCTACAAATCCAAATTCAGGATTATCTCCACTAGCATTATCAAAGTCAGAGCCAGAAACTGCAGTTACCTCAACACCACCAGCAAATTGTGGGTTGGTTACATATGCTTGTTCGTTTTGAATTTTTCCGCTCATAATATTATGT